TAGACATGGTTTTAATACATTCTTTAGAACTTTCCAATGCGGCGATAGATAACAATTTAAAGAGATTAATAAATCAAATATATAAGCTTTTGCCGATGAAAGAGGAAGGTCAAGAATGGCGGCAACTGCTTCTTACAATAACAGAGGAAATAGCGGGAATGGAATATACTCTTATTGAAGAATAGGAATTAGTTTTTCAGCTATTGTGTAAATTGTAGGGGTTGCGCCTTTTAGAGGACGACTTCCCGCTTTATCGTAAGACTATATTTGATTGTTTAAATATAATGGGGAGGTTAAGGTCAAAATGTACGGATATGAAAATTTGCACCAAAGACTGAACCACAATGGTGGAAGTTATTAGTAGGACAGAATGATACTTGATAAACTCCGCACATTGAAATCTTCTATTGGAAAATCTTATTAGACAGCCACAATATTTTTACAAGAAAATTAGACTGATAATAGTTTTACAAGAGGGTTTAAATGTTTAATTAATCCTGATAAATTAAAGAATGACTATGATTAGAAATTTTTATCTATTCCTTATAGAGATGTTCAAATTAATAAACCAAGAGCAGGCACTACCACATAGGGGTAGGTTGACGTTGGTATAAAATGTGGAGACGTCTTTTACTGGAAAGAAACGAATAGTTATTGGATAGTTTATCTTTAGTTTATAGAAGAGTTAGCTTATTTTCGTGCGGATATTCGTATGTGCGAGAAAGAGATAATAATAGGTGAACATACATATCATGTTTATTATAAAGGACCTGATGAAACTTCTATTCCTTGGAATCAGAAAGTGAATATCGAATGGAATGACATGAACTATTCCTCAGAGATATATATTACTAAAAATGCGGAAACTCTTGAGTTCTTCCACCGTTTTTAGAAAGTAAAAATTGATGGACAAACATGGGAAGTTGTTGCAGTAAATAGCGCAAGTGGAGAAGGTATTATTAAAGTTGCTTTAATGGAAGATTTTAATAATACTATTCAAGAACAGCAGTCCACAATAGATATAGAAAGAAAAGAAGAGACTGAGGAAACAAGAGAAAGAAGAAGAAAGGCGGGTCTTCCGAGTATTATAGGAGATAATGTTGTTTATCCCTATGATATTAAAGAATATAAAATTGAAAATGCGGGAGGCGGACATTGGGTACTCGCCACGAAGAAAGCCCGCATTTTAAAAGAAGATTCTAATTGGGTAAAGATTGAGATAATAACTGGAAAAAGCGGTTTTATAGATTTACAATATTATATTGACGGAGAGGTTGCTGCACAATTGCCCATTACTATTGAATCTCTGTGAGATAAAGGAGAAAATTTATGAGAAAAGATTTGGTAAAATTAGATATAAAATCATCTTTTCTCTCTTGTGAGAAAGATTTTGAAACTATCATGAGGAAGCTGTTCATTGAAAGCAGACCTTTTTCAGATATTTTAAAAAGACTTCTGATTATTGAAACAAAAGATTGTTTAGACAATCAAGATAGTCAGATATATAAAGATAAAATTAACAATACATCTATTAAAAATCTTTTAGATGAAGGCTATATTAGATTAGCGCCGATTATTAAATTACCTGAGCATGAGGAAGTTAAATCTTATATTTTAATAGGATTTGATAACTTTACTCCTGATTACCATAACCCGCAGTTTAGAGATTGTGTTGTAACTTTTGATGTTATATGCAATACTGATTATTGGGACATCGGTAATTATAGGATGCGTCCGCTTAAAATATGCGGATATATAGATGGAATACTTAATAATTCAAAACTTTCAGGCATTGGTACATTGCAATTTTTGGGTTGCAGTAAGATAGTTTTAGATGAGAAGTTAAGCGGATATAGTTTAATTTATTCCGCAACTCACGGCTCTGACGATTGGATTGCAGATGGAGCTATCTAACCTTTTACTCTTGTCTGGAAATGATATTCCATTTATAGAAGCTAATTTAACAATTCATACTCCCACTATTAAAGAGATAGGTTTTATTGGAGAAGATGATTTTTATATAGGTTGTTAGATGTTAAATTTTGATAAGCAAAAATTTTTAACAAAATAGGACAATGTTAATTTAGAGTCTTACTCTAATTTTAATATATTAATGTCAGTATTACACGATGAATAGTCAATAGAAATTCAAAAAGCTAAAAATAGTGTTACTATGTTGTTATCTTTACTATTTCCTAATATGACTATTCATTTTACTGATGTGATAGAACTACATTCAGAAGATAACTCTGTATTTATTATTTCTGAAAAAAATTTTGAAGAGTTTAAAAATATTCTTATATCTCTCTTTTGTCTAAAACCGTTAGAAAAAGAAGGCTATAATCCGAAAGGAAGTTTAGCAAGAAGAATTGCAGAAAAATTAGAAAAAGGAAGATAGAAAATTGCATAGCAAAAAGGTGATGGAAATAAAAAAATTTCCATATTAAGTAATTACGTTTCAGTTCTTTCTGTTGGAGAACATAAAGATATGAATAGTTTATTAAATTATTCTGTATATCAATTATATGATGAATTTGAACGTTTTATTTTGAAATCACAATTTGATATGAATATGTCTGCGGCGCTTGCAGGCGCGAAGATGAATGAAGAACCTAAAAACTGGATGTAGGATATTCATTGTAAAGAATATGAAGATAGTAAAGAAAGATAATCTTTATATTTTAAAAAATATTTTTTAAAGTATACTCATAAAGGAGGAATTTTATTATGAGGTATGGTGTACGCGAAATATGTAATGTCGTTTTCCGTGCGAAGAATGACATGAAGATAGGTTCCGCTGTATTCCGTAAGGGTCAGCCCGTATTCTTCATGGATTCCGCAAAAACCTCTACTCTTGAAGGCTCTGCTACTTCCGTTTATGCAACAGGAGGAAGAGGTAACGTGCGACTCGTTGCCTGGGAAGGAGAAAAGGTCATTACCATGACTGTTGAGGATGCTCTTATCTCCCCCATTTCATTCGCAATGCTCTCTGGTGCAGGTGTAGTAAAGGGCGCAACTTCTACATATGACCAGGTTCATGCTCATATGACCACTGCTACAACTATTAGCAAAGATTCTAATGATAAGTATTGGGTAGATTTAACAGATGCTCTTGGCAGAAATGATAAGGTTTGCGCAACTGCTCCTATTTTTATAATGGGCGTAGAAGGTGATGGTTCTATCACTGGTGTTACTTATGAGCCTGGCGCTGTTGATACTACTGGTAAGAAGATTGAAGTAACGGATGCCGCAAGTGTAGAAGCAGGTCTTAATGTTCTTGTTGACTACTACATTCTTAAGGATGCCGCAAAGGTAACTGAACTTCAGGTAGATGCAGCTAACTTCGGTGGCTACTTCTACATAGAAGCAGATACTCTGTTTAGAGCGCAGATAGATGGTAAGGATTACCCTGCTAATATCACAATACCTAATGCAAAGATTCAGTCTAACTGGACATTCACAATGGCGGCAACTGGCGATCCCAGTACATTTACTTTCACAATGGATGTTATGCCTGGTTATACGTATTTTGACCAGACTAAGAAAGTCCTTGTTGTTATTCAGATTATAGAAGATGCAGATGATTCTGATGTAACTTATACTTCTGTTATGGCTCATACCGATGGGGAAGAGAACAGAATTGAGGGTACTGAGGAAGAGGCAGGCGCAGTTCCTTACGACAACGTTCCTAATACTGCGGTAGCTTGGGCTAAGGCCTATGGTTACACAAGAGTACCTACTTCCGCAGAATATGCATCTGGTACTTACTACAAGTTTGTTGCTGATGCGGCTGATAATAAGGAAGCAACCAGATTTGTTACTCAGGCAGTTACCGAGCAAACTTGGGGAACTCTTGTTGCAGCAGGCCTGTACACAAAGAATACTTGATAATAGCACTTTATCAATAGATTTAGTGTTTTGGCGGTGGTAGGCGACTACCGCCGCTTATTTTTATGCTAATGAGGAGGTGGGAGAATGGCTTCAGTTTTATCAAAAGATATTTTAAAAGATTTAGCTAATATTTCTTCAAGCGATTTAAAAGAAGCTATGTTACCTTATTTGTCTAAGATTAATAATTGGTTTATTAAATATAATTAGTATATTAGTAAAATTAGGAATGAGTCAGTTGTAGAATAGCATATATAGCAATTAGAATCATCTATACTTTTAACAGAAGACTCTAAATCTGAAATTGTCCGTTCCCTACGGAAGATAGTAAAAGCTAATAATAAAATTAAGGAAGGGGAAACGACGGGAGAATTTACGGCTCTTGCTTAGGACGGTGTTCGACTTGTAGAAGAAATACGTGAAGAATTAACGGGACAAAAAATTATTTATACCGTTGCAACAGCGGGCTTGGTAAATTTAGAAGGTAAAAAAACTGACGATTTCTCTAAAGAGAAAATTATTGATAAAATAGCTTTTTCAGAAGGCGAAACTTTTTTAAAAAATACTAAAATAAGGGCGGTTGCAAGTAAAAGAGTAAATATAACTGGAACATTAGAAGAGGTAACTTCAAGAATTAATAAGATAGGAGTTCCCAGCGTTAAGGCTGTTAAAGAAATGGAACAACAACAAGCTTTAGATAATATTCGAGAAACAATATTGTAGTTTTTGGATCGTTCTGTTACTGTATTCTTAAAAACTTATAATAGAGCAGAAGAAAATACTCATAAGACTGTTCGTGAATTGAATCAAGGACAACTATTTGAGGCAATGCTTAGAGGAGCTTCTGATTTGTCTATTCATAAATCAATACCAGCGTACGGTCCTTTCGTAACCACTCTTGCTAAATAGTCTAAAAATGATGTACCTTTTTACAAAGGAGCTGACGTTGTGTTTTAGGCAATTAATGGAGAAGGGGATAGAACTTTTATATATTTACAAGCTAAAATAGGTTCTACTGCAAGTATTTCCATTTAGGCAATTTATAATGCATTAGTACAAATGAGAAGAATCTTTGAGAATCCTAATGCGACAGATATTGTAAATTTCTTTTTTGAAACAGAAATGAAAGAACCTTTATAGACAGCATATGCTAAACTTGTTCGAGATAGTACACAAGAAAGTGTACGATATTTTGTAAACCTTATTAAAAAAACTTTTTGACAAATTAAAAAATTTATGATATAATAAAGAAAAAAGCAAGATTAAAATATCTTGCCAGAGAAGAAGGAGGCTGGCTAAAATGTCAGAAAATGTAGAAGTCCTTAATTATAAGGATATGAAGAAAGAAAATTATTTTAAGTATAAAACTTTAAATTATAATGGAATAGAAATTAAAGTTTATTAGTACATAATGGCGCAGGATATGCTTGATTTAATTAATTCCGTATTACAGAAGTCAAGAGAGAATGGTTATTTTTCACCTTTTAAGGTAGATTTATATACTCATTTAAATATAGTGTATCTTATGACAGATATTGTATTTGATGCGGATGACCGCGCAGACGAACTCGCGCTTTATGATCAGTTAGAGAGTAGCGGATTGATGCAAGAAATTATAAACTTAATACCTTCCACATACTATCAAACTATTCTTTCTTTTGTTGAAGAAACAATAGAGAGAATACAGGAATATAGCAAGACAACTGCAGCAGTTATTAATACTATAATTGAAGATATGCCTAAAAATGCGGAAGCTGCAATGAATTTTGTAAATCAGTTTGACCCTGAAAAATTTGAAGCTGTTAAGAAATTTGCGGAAGCCGCTAACGGAAATAGAGATATAAAGACTAATAAACCTGTTATAATTAAAAAGTGACGGTCTTAATTAAATAATCATATAGTCTCTTTTGTTAAGAATAACAAAGGAGACTTTTATTTTGATGAGTAAAAGGAGGAATATTATATGGCAAGCAAAACTGAGGAATATAAGATTCGGTTTAGTGCAGAAACCGATTCTTAGTCTTTTAGGACTTTGCAAAACGAAATAAATAAGATTTAGCAAGCCTATTAGAAGACACCTGCGGGCGACCCTATGAAAGAAAAACTTAGAGAAGCATCAGAAGAAGCTACTAAGTTGCAAAGGGCAATGTCTGCCGCATATAATGTAAAATTAAACACTTATAATGTGGATACTTTAAATGCGAAATTAAAGCTGTCTGGAACGTCTTTAAATCAAGTTGCGCAAAGTTTTAATAAAGTTGGTTCTCAAGGCTATGGCGCATTAGCTTCTACAATTAATCAGTTAACTACTGTTAATCTTAATTTATAGAAGACAGAGACATTTTTAGATAAGATAGGTGAGGAAGCATTTAAAAGTTTAAAATGGACAGTTTATTCTTCTATTTCTAATACAATTCTTAATTCTGTGAGAGAAGCATATGGTTATGTACAAGCATTAGATTCTTCTTTAAATAATATAAGAATTGTAACTGGTAAGTCTGCAGATGAGATGGGTAGATTTGCGGAGGTAGCTAATAAAACTGCTATTAATTTAGGTAAAGGCACTAAAGACTATACCAATGCCGCATTAATTTACTATCAGCAAGGTTTGTCTGATGAAGAAACAAAGGCAAGGACAGACGTTACTATCAAGGCGGCAAACGTTACGCAACAACAAACTGCGGCTGTATCTGAATAGCTCACCGCTCTTTGGAATGGTTATCAAGTAAGTTCAGAAGAAGCAGAACTTTATGTTGATAAACTCGCTAAGGTTGCCGCAACGACTGCCGCAGACCTTGAAGAGCTATCAACAGGTATGTCTAAAGTTGCTTCTGCCGCAAATACTGTCGGTGTTGATGTTGACCACATGAACGCAATCCTCGCAACGACTATTTCTGTAACGAGACAATCTCCAGAAACAGTTGGTACAGCGTACAAGACAATCCTTGCTCGTATGACATCTATTTCCGCAGGAGAAGATGTTGAAGATGGTGCTACTCTTGATAGTTATACCGAAAAGATGGCGGGCTTCGGTATTAATGTACTTGATGCTACTGGACATTTAAGAGATATGGGCGATGTCATTGACGAAGTTGGTACAAAATGGTAGTCAATGGGTAGAGAATAGAAGATTGCTCTTGCTCAAGTTATGGCGGGTAAAAATAATTGATTTTGTGCTCGCGTAAAACCCCTTTAACTGCGGGGAGTCCCTTAGAGCTTTAATTACCAAACTAAAATAGTGATATATTTAGTGGCTGAATTAACTACTCAGGTATGGTAAAAAGATTAAAGATTGGGTAATCCGCAACCAAGATTCTCTTTGAGAATAAGGCTCAACGACTATTCCGAGAGGAAGTAGGAGCATAACTCCGAAATGGGGGGCACTTAGAGATAAGTGAAGATATAGTCTGGCTCATATGGAAACATATAAGGTTTTACGACAAGACAATATAACAACCTCATGGCTTTGTTTGAAAACTGGGATATGTATGAACAAGCCTTGGAGGATAGCGCAACCGCAGCAGGAACTTTAAATCAACAGCAAGATATCTATATGGAAACTACTGCTGCACATTTACAGCAAGTAAGGACTGCCGCAGAGGGTGTTTATAATAGTTTGCTTGATGCGGATAGCATTAATGACGTAGCGGATGCCGCAACAAAAGTTTTACAGGTTATTGAAAAAATTGTTGACGGTATGGGTGGCTTAAAGGGTATTTTAAGCCAAGTTGCTCCATTAATGGGAATGTTGTTTAGCAAGCAGATTGCTTAGGCAATGAATCAAACATATAATAATATGTTTGTTGCTCCAAGATATAATAAGCAAGTTATAGAAACAGGATTTGCATCTTTATAGAGTGTTCGCGATAAGATTGACCCGCAGTTACGTAAAAATGCGGGTGTAGATGACCTTTTAAATAATAAAGAGAGCTATTTTAGAAATGCTCCTTATCTTACACAAGAATCATTAGAGCAGAGCAGGCAAATTTTACAAAACTATACAAATGATTTAGTTACTATAAATGTAAAACTTCAAGAAATTCAGACTTCTACAACAAAATGGAACAAAACATAGACAGATAATACATTAAAGATAGATTTAAATAATAAATCTTTAAAAGAACAGCAGCAGGAGATAGAAAGAGCAAAAAAGGAATATGAACAATTTTCTGCCGCAATAAAGAAAAATATTGACAGTTTAAAGGCCTGGGAATCAGCTAAATGGGGAAATTCTTCAATGTAGGCGCCATTAGACAAGTTAACAGGATAGATAGATTTTTCAGCAATTGACACAAAATCCTCAAAGTTAGGCGGAACAGAATCAGCTTATTTGCATGGTTCTGTACAGAAAAAGGCTGATGATTTTATTAAAGAATTTTCTTATTATATATAGACAGGCAATTATTCTCCCTTAAAGGCAGCTGCCGCAGAGTTTAAGAAGAACGTGATAAGCAAGTTACAAGGTAAAGATGCGGGGAGCGAAGCTGGAAAACGACTCGTTGAAGCCTATGTAAATAAAATCAATACTCAATTAGCAAGCAAAACAATAGATGCGGTACCTTTATTTAAATCTTTAACAGATAAAGGACAGTTTACAGAACAAATTGATTAGATAAAACAAAAAATGACTTCCATGTTAAATGATATTGTACTAAGAGGAGGAGATGCTAAGAATCTGTTACCTTCGTTAAAGGAAGAGTTTTTAAAACTTGCAGAAGCCGCAGGGATGAGCGCAGAGGAAGGAAAAGCTGCATTTGAAGAATTTACCGAGAGTATCTCTGGTGTAGTTATAGAAACGAAGAGGGCAGAGAATGCTCTTGAAAAACTTAAAAATTTTAATTTTGAAGCAGCTCTTACAGGAATTTCTCAAGGAATAACTTCTTTTATGATTCTAACAAGCAGTGCTGCAAGCGCTGCACAAGCTCTTGAGCAAGGAAATTTTGCTGCAGGACTCACTTCTATTGGCATGGCTGCAACGGGAGCCGCATAGGGAATAAAACTTCTTACAACAGCACTTGGATTTAGTAATATAGCAGCTGCTGCGATCACTATTATAATAGGTATTTTAGGGGTAGCTTATGGAGATTTAACGAGCGAGATAGAAAAAGAAAGTCAAAAAGCAAAGGAAAATGCCGAAGAATCTTCTAAATTGTATGAATAGAAAAAAGAAGAGGCAAAGAATTTAGAGAGTCTCGTTTCTGAATACAAAAATTTATATAAGACCTATGAAGACGGAGAAACCTCTTTAGAGGAAGTTCGAAAAAAGACCCATGATTTACTTGTTGAATATGGAGAGTTAAATACAGCAGTACAAGCTCTTACGGCATCTGAAGCAGAATTAAATGATATAATGTCAAATATGGAGTTAAAACAACAGAAAGAAGTTGTAGATACTGCTAAGAAAAATTTGGATGCTGCTAAAGAAAATGCGGAAACTAATATAGGAGCAGATGTAATAGAGAAACTTTTCCATAAAGAAGGAGACGCTTACCATCTAAAGGTAGGTGGGCGTGTTATCAAGTAGGGAGGAACAGCAGCTTTTTAGAATGACTTAAGGGAAATAGGTTTTACTCCTACAATGGATAGTCAGGGAACGTCGTTTAACATAAGTTCCAGAGAATTATCTGATCCAGAAAATATTAAATCTTTGATTGCTTGGCTTGAAGATGCTTCTAATAAATCTAAAAAATATTATAAAGACATAGAAAAAATATATGCAGATAATAAAGAATATTTAGATGCTATTATCTCTGCTGTGGATAATAGTATTGAAGAAAGCGCGAAATTATTTGCTTTGCGAATGGGAGATTCTTTTGAAGATTTTTCAGACTTCTCTACTGATAGAAGTGCTTTTATCCGCTATATGGAAAATTTAGGACTCTCCGAAGAGGAAGCCGAAGAATATGTCCATAACTATTTTCTAAAATTATCTGATACTGTCGCAATGGAATCCAGAGCTTTCTTATTAAAACTTACTAAGGATCCAGCTGTTAAAGAGACTATTGAGGGGCTTACAGATGAAGAGGTATTATCATTATATTCTTCTTATAGCCAGGGCTTAACTGATTTATCCGTTGAAGGTATTAAAAAGCAATAGGCTTCTTATAATATAACTTCTCAAGCTATCTCTGATAACTCAGGTGCAAATGCTGCTAAAAGATTAATAGAATCTTCTTATTAGAATGAAGAAGATGCTTCTACCCTTTTTGCTTAGACATCCTTTAAAGAATATATAGAGAAGGAAGAATCTTCTATACAGACAATAGAAGATTTTGAGAAAGCCTCTTTTGAAGAGAGAAAAAATCTTGTAGATGGATATTTTTCTTATACAACGAAACGAGCAGAGCTAAACAAAAACGAAAATATTTCCTTAATGGAAGAAGAAATTGATAAACTTCGAGAGATAGAAAGTCAAGGAAGTTTTGAAAAAATTGAAAAGGAAGAATCCTCTTTAAGGCACATCTTAGAAGGTAAATTAACCGATTCTGAGATAGACGATTTAATAAAGCGGATAGAGGACGAGGGGCTTTCAGAAAAAGTCTTATCAGATCTTTCTGTTTTTGAAGAGGAAAATGGATCAAACCCAGTATTAGCATATGCAGAAAGCTACGTTAAGGCTATTGAAGATTTTGAAAAAGCTAAAGGTGCAGCAAAAGACATTGATAGACTTGAATTAGCTATATCTTCATTAGAGAAAACTTCAGAAGGTAGAGATTTTTCAAGTTATATGACGCAATTTCAAAATATTATTTCTGGAGAATCGATAGAATCCTTAAGAGAACAGCAAAAGATTCTTTAGGCAGCGGAAGAAGAATATAACAAAGATGGAAAAATTTCTCCTGAAACATGGGCGAAACTAAAAACGGATATATCTCCAGCTTATGAAGAATTATTTATGAAAGATGGAGAACTTAGTTTTAATACTTCTGGAATAGCTAATTTAGTAACAGATACAATTTTATCTACCGCAGAAGATACTTTAGATAAAATAAATAAAGATTTAGATAAAAAGATTTAGGAGAAAAGAGATTAGATAGAAAAAAATAGTCAGCTAAGGTTTGGTATTGATTATCATAACAAAGATGAGCATAATAAAGTGTTAGCTGACTTAAATGAAGAGTTAGCTGACTTAGAAGAGTAGTAGAAAAGTGTTAATCAAGATTTTGTTATTTTTAAAGACATCCTTTTAGATACTTCTTCCGAAATAAAGCGTATTGATTTATCTGATTATGACAAAAATGTAGTAACTATTAGAGCGGCAAGAGAAGAACAGGAAAAATACGGTCAAATTTCTCGCTCAACAATGGAATCTTTATTTTCTTTACCTGCTGAATTTTAGGATGCATTTTCTGTAATTAATGGACAGCTTGTAGTTCAAGAAAATGAAATTGAAAAAATAGCAGAGAAAAGGAAAGAGGCTTATCAAGAGTATTTAGCATAGCAAGCAATTGAGCAGGGATTGATAAGAAATTCTATTAACTTATTATCTCTTCAAGAAATAGAAGAAGAGAAACTTCGACGTTCGAGAGCAATTAATTCAGCCTCAGACTATCAAGACTATCAAGACTGGCTTGATAGTATAAAACCTTTTTAGGATGCCTTAAGAGCATCTGATGAAATATTTAATGCTTCTCCCAATTTAGAAGATACTTCAAAAACCGTTACTTATACTAAAGCTGTTGAATGGGAAGACACAGAAAATAATTATAATTATATCGATACTTTAATAAAAGATAAAGATAAAGAAATTACTGAATTAGAAAAAAGAGCTGAAAACGCGACAGGTCCCGCACTCCTCTCAATATACGAAGAGATAAACACAAAACAAAAAGAAAGAATTGAGCTTTAGAAATAGTCAAATAGTTTAGAAGAAGAGAGTCTTAAGAATAAACGTCAAGAGGCTTAGGAAATTGCTTCTCAATATGGAGTTACTTTAGCTACTGACAAAAAGGGAAGATTCACTGGCGATTCTGTATAGACTGCAGTAGATGTCTTAAATAAAGCTGGCTCCGCACAGACCGATGTTGTAAATGAATTGCAAAGGCGTGTTGATGAAGGCGATGAATCTGCAAAACAACCCCTTGAAGAAGCAAAAGAAAAACTTTCAGAAATACAAGCGTAGTCTCGTTCACTTTTATCTTTGATTTCCGATGTTAGCAGCAGTGTTGATTCGATAGATGATGGTCTTGAGAACATTGCGGAATCCGAAGAGATTCTTTTTAAGAATAATATTTCTAAACAGTGGGTAACATTTGATAGTATAGTAGAAGAATCTTCTAAAGATGTTGATAAATTAAATAAAAGCATTGAACGACTCCGTAGTGATTCAGAAAATTTAAGTTTATCAGACAAGATTGAAATTGAAGAAGAAGTTTTTGAAAAAGAGCAAGAAAAGTTAAAAGAATACGAAAATCAAGTTACCGCATTAAAAAATACTCTTAGTAAAGATGACTTAGGAAAGATGCTGTCAGAAGCGGGTGTTGACATAGATTCTCTTGATATTGAGAGTCTTGAAAGTTTTGATAATGCAATAGACCAAATAGATGACAAATTAAAAGAACTTAAAGACAATAATGCAGATGGTAAAAATAATTCATTAATTGAAGTATGGGAAGACATTCGGAAAAAGATAGAGTCCGCAAGAGATTCCGCAGAAAAATATAAAGAAATTATGGACGACATTGCCGTAAGTTCGGAAAAAGTTAAAGCTGCGGAAGACAAAATCGAGACAAGTAAAGTAGATTAGAGAGTAAAAGAACTAAATAGGGAATTAAGCAAATTGAAGAAAGCTCAATCTGACTTAACTGGACAAGCCCTGGTTAATAACTTGCGTCAACAACTTGCAGTGCAGGAAAAGATCGTAGCACAAGAAGAAAAGAAACTTGCTATATTGAAAAAATAGATGCAAGAAAGAATTAAAGATTTTTAGATGGCGTTAGCCAAAGCCGGTATAGAAGCATAGATAGTCCTTAATGAAGATGCCTCTCTTGCTAATTATTATGAGATGGTTGCCGCAATTGAGAGTGCGGTAGGCTTAAGAAGGGATGAAAGAGATGCTCTTCTTAGTAATCTTGAGGCTCTTAATTCATAGGGGGCAGAAGTGGCTTCCCAGTTTGATACGGTACAATCTGCTAAAGATTCTGCCTCGGATGCAGCGAAAGCTATTAAAGATGCTATGGCAAAAGAATTGTCTAATAATTTTAATGCAAAAGTTGATGTAGAAGTAAATATCGAAGAAGCATGGCGAAACCTGCACAAACTGCGTGCAGAGTTAGAAGGTTTAAGAGATGATGATTATTTAGGAAATCTCAATCTTCAATTCAAGCAACTTCAAGAATACATAAAGACAAATCCTAATTCGACATTACCTGGTGGAAGTATTCAGATTTTAACAGATCATGTTAATGATATAATGGCGGAAATCCGTACAATGCAGGGCGGGGGTACTTCAAAAATTTACGGAACAGATCAGTCTGCCGCTTTTAGTGATTTAGAGAAATATCGAGATTAGCTTGGAAGCAATGCACAGGCGGCAATGGATAATATAAAATAGATGAAAGAAACTTATCTTTCTGCTATTGACGCTATCATTTCCGCAAACAGTCAGCTTCTTTCGAGTCTTAATCAAATTGTTTCCGCTTTAGGCACTCTCTCAAATAGCGTTAAATTAGCTTATGGCGATAAAGCATATGATAGATTGAATGGTTATTTAGAGAGAATTATTAGCACAAACCTCGCTGTTGCAAATACCGCACGTTCTTAGGCTGATTTATATGCATCGAAGTTTGCTGAGGCAGTTGCAAAGGGGAATAAAGATGCTGCTCAAAAATGGATGTCCGCATTTTAGGATGCCGCATCTTCAAGCTATGGATATTTTGAAACTGCTCTGAACTCTATTAATGAGAAATTTGAAAATACTATTAATAGCATTACTGAAAGAGTTAAGAAGGCGCAAGACGAATTATCAGGAACTTCTTTACAATATTCTTGGATGAATGAGTTACAAGAAGGCGAAGATAAAGCATTTTATAATTATACTAATTCTCTTTATCAAATCAATGCTTTAAATCAAAAAATTAATGATTCTCTTGCGGAAATGACGGATACCGCCGCATCAGAACAATTACTTAAAGTGCAGCAAGAAATTAATGAAAGATTAAATGAAAGATTAAATACAACAAAAGAAATAAGTAAATATGAAATAGAGAGAGCAAATAAACTTTATGAATTAACTTTAAAGCAGATGGCTCTTGATGAAGCAAAAGAAAATAAATCTAAGATGCGCTTGAGAAGAGACGCGGCAGGTAATTATAGATATGAATATGTTGCGGATGAAGAAGAGACGAAAAAGGCGGAGGCTGAGGTTGCGAAAGCTGAAAATGAGCTTTACAATTTAGCTCGTGACAATGTAAAAGAGACAGGTAATACCATCGATTCTTTACAAACAAAGTTTACTTCTCTTATGGAGTCTATCTTTAAAGATGACAGCTTAACGACAGAAGAGAAGAGCGGAAAAGCAAATTCTCTGTGGGAAGAATATTTTGGAGCAGATGGATTAATCACAAAACTCAGAGGAGATTTAAGTCAATCTCTTGAAGATATGCAGACCTATTCTAAGGGCGGAGACGAAGGCTTCATTGATTTATATAAAGATAAATTAGATACTTCTGGAGATTTTTCTCAAGAAGATATTGAAGAATCCGTTGCGGCATCTGCAGAAAGAGAAAGTGAAGCTGCAAGTATTCAGAGTATGCTTGAAAGCTATATTGAGAGTGATATTGGTATTCAACAGACAATGGCTGATTATCTTGCTTCTGAAGTAGATAATATGTTAAACCAACTCGCTCAAATGGAAAAAGTCCTTGAAGAACTTGAAGGAGTAGAAGATCTTTTACAGTAGCTCATAGATGCGGCTTTAAACGCTTATGAAGAGAGTCTCTTGATGAGAGAACAGGAAATCAGTGCTCTTGATTTCGGGAATGCGGATGCAGGGTCTTCGACTGGAACAGTTCCTGCAGTTGACTATGGTGGCACTGTTGACTATTGGGTAAGAGATGGTATTGCTTATTACGACGAAAATCTCTATGGAGACAGAGGAAGAAGCAAAATTGAAGCAATGGAAGGCATCAGTACTATTCAAGATATCTCCACATTAGGAAGCTATGACAAAGACCCTCGAGCCTTCGGATACTCTCATCGTTCAACAGATTTAGGAGCATATGACCGCACAAAGAAGAAAGAAGAAGAAAAGAAGAAAGAAGAAGAAGCCTCCGAAGTATCAAAAGAAGAAATCAGGGCTGCTAATGCCGCTTAGATGGAAGAAGAAGAAAAGAAAGCTCATGAGAGAGCTGTCAACATAGCTAATGGCATTTTTGACAAAATGACTGCTGCGGCAAAGCAGGGCGGTGCGCAAGCAAGTATTGCACAAGGTGTAGCAGGAATTATACAGATGTTAGCAGACCGTCAACAAATACTTAAACAACTTGTTGAAATAGATGCTACTTTTGATGGAAAAACTCGCGCAGATGAAATAGCTGCCGCATTTGAGAAACTCTATAATAAAGCAGCAACAGAAATGACAGATAACAAGTAAAATAATTGCGGCAAGATAACAACTTGCCGCTTTTGTTTAATGCTATTGTTTGTTTTTTGAAGAATTTAAGAGATTAAGGAGTTAAAGGAGGTCTATGTATGGACAAAGTAGATGAGAAAAAGCCTGGAACAAGTTCTCCTAAGGTAGATAAAGAAAAGAAAAGTTTTGATGAAATGACTTCGGATGAAATGGCAGATGCTATTGTTCAAGTCGTAGACTATATTACAGATAAAAAAATAGAAAAAGCTGATTTTAATAAAACCTTAATAGGGAAAATTGTAAGGGTAAAGGATGCTAAAAATCATTAGTACGAAATTAAATTAGAGGATGGCGGAAAAATAGTTGCTTATGATAATAACGAATGGGGTCTTTTAGCTACTGGCTCAACTGTTTAGATACTTTCCTCTTAGAATGGGCAAGAGAGAGATAACGTTATTATTAGAACAGTCGGAAGAGAAAAGACTATCGCTTGTATGAAAGCAACGATGACAAAGCCAGAAGACCAAAAATATTATATTATAACGGAAGAGTACAAAGATGGTTCAATTTTAACTTATTATATACATTTAAATGATGATGAAGATGAAGCAATAGCAATTCAGAAACCAGATGGAAGTGTTATTAGCTTAGAAGGATTCGATTTTTAAGGAGGTGCTTTTATGAGTTCTTTCTATGGAGGACGTAGAGGTGCGGGAGTCGAAATTGTTCGTGATTTTCTTACTATTGAAGAAATGACAAGTTCATTATTATAGATAGATTATGGGAAATATGTATCTTGTGAAGAAGATAGTGGACTATACAGAAGAACATTATCAGGTTTAGAAAAAGTTGCAACTTTCAAAGGTGGCGCAGGTCGCCTTATTTGGACAGATATTTAATTTTAGGGGGTAAAGATAGAAAATGGAAAAGTTATTTGAATAGTTTTCTGTCTCTTAGATAGTTCTTTTTATTGTTTTATTAGCTACTTCAATAAGAGGAGCATTTTCTTTCTTTGATTGGTTGATGGACAGGACGGGCGCCCACTTCAAAAAGCAAGAGAAAGAAAAGAATGCAGAACTTCAACAGAATGAAAAAATCAGTTCCATTTTAGATAAATAGGAAATGATTTTAGCCGAATTAAATGATTTAAAGGATGCTGTAAGAATCTTGAAGGAGTCTGATAGGGATGCTATTAAATCTTTTATAACAAAAGAATATAAGTTTTATGTAAGAGAATAGGGATGGATAGATGACTATTCATTAGAAATATTAGAAAAAAGATTTACGCATTATACGGAAGAAGGCGGCAATTCTTTTATTTTAAAATTAATGGAGGAATTAAGAGCATTGCCGCATAGAGCGGAATAATATGTTAAAGAGATAAAGGAGGGAGAAGGAATGGCAAATAGAGAACCACTATATCCGCCTATTGTCGATACGATGATACCCGTATTTGAAACAGAAATAGACGGAGTAAAACAGAACGCACGCTTTTATTTTGATTTGTCACCTTTTCAATAGAGGAGCAGTTCAAACGGAGATAATAAATATTATTATTACAGCGCGAGAGAGAATGACCCGCGGGAAGTAGATGAAAAAGGATATTATAAGTCAACTTATTCTATCCAATCTATTGCCAACACAGTAAGGAATAATACTACTATATTAGCAAGATAGTTTGCTTCGGAAGAAATAAGTTATCATTAGATTGTCTTTAGAGATACAAAAATGGGAAAAGGAAAGTATAATTACAATCTTTTTTCTTATGCTATTGCCGCACGACAGCTTGATGCAGGATAGTGGATGCCTGGGCAATATTATAGAGTTCAAGCAAGGCTTACCAAAGACCCTGTTTATTACAATAGCGTACCTTCTTGGACTTATGATGATTCTTTAGAGGATATTTTTACTCACAATGTTCTGATAGAAAAAGAAGAATCTTCATAGGAAAACTGCACTCTTCATAAAGACGCATATGGCTTTAAAGATATGGCGATTAAATATTTATCAGACTTATATAAAAATGCGGCAAACAGTGCAAAAACTTCTGGAAGCCAAGAAAATCCGTTAACTCTTTTGCGTTAGGTAATGCCGCGAAAAAGAGAATGTATAGACTGGTTAGAAGAGAACAACTTTGTATCTGAATGGTCAACAGTAGTGCTTGTTAAAAGTATCTATTCTCCAGAGTGGATTATCAATTCTTAGCCTATTACAGAAAATAGTATACTAACTTTCGGAACTCCTCTTATTAATATTATAGGTAGATTAACTATTCCTGAAGATGGCTTAGAGCCAGAGACTTTAAAGAAAATCAGAGTTAAAACAACTACTCTTTCAGGAGAGCTTATTGATGATTCTGGAGATATTTCTTTAAGCACTTAGAACATTGATAATTCTTTCTCTTATAAAATTAAAAAGATGCTTGATAAAGCTAATTATTCGATTTCTATTTATGCGGAGACTCGTAACGGATGGAGCGGAACTCTACATTTTACAGCGAACGTTGAACCGTTAGAAGGCTCTTTCTCTAACATTCTTCTCTCTTGTTCAGAAGACGATCCAAGAGGATAGGTAGATTTAACGGTTAGTACAACGGAGGAATTTAAACCGGTCGTTATTGGTGACGGAGAAGAATATGATTGTTCTTTTGCTGTTATAAGAACAGACAGCACAACGAATTTTTCAGAATGGGAAGAATTAAATATTATAGTTTTAGAAGAAGGCGCTCATATAATCAATACTTAGGATGTAACTACGGAAAGCGGGATTCAGTATTGGTATGGCTTATAGGCTATTGAAAATGCTACTGGCTCAAGAAGTAGCGTTTATATTGTTCAAGAAGATGGAAGTATGAAAGAGGCAGGAGAGGAAGAGCAAGATCCAAAAACTTTATTTCCTTTCTACGATGGAATGTTTTTATCTAATGCTTTTGGTCATTTAGCGATTTCTTTTGGAGAGTCTGTAACGAGTTATAGTAATAATATTCGAGAAGCTCAAATAGAGACAATTGGCTCTCAGTTTCCCTACTTTTATAGAAATGATATAGTTAATTATAGAACCCTCTCTTTAAGTGGAACAATATCATATAATGACAATAATGAAGAGTTAGTTTTTTCTAAAGACTGCTTTGATAAAGAATCTACGGTTATAGAAAACAATAATCTTGTTTCAGTAAATGTAAACAAGGGTTTCCGCACAAAAGAACAGTTATTTAAGTATGACAGAGTTCTTGATAATTATACTACTTTTAATGGTAAGAACAGAATTAATAATCTTAATGATATTACTCTTGAAAGAGAATATAGAAAAGCTGTTATGTCTTTCTTACAAAGTGGCAACTCTTTCCTCTTAAAAACTGCGGCAGAGGGAAACGTTTTAGTTAGACTTACAGATATGACTTTCACTCCAAAAACAGAATTGGATAATTTAGTTTATGACTTTACTTGTACTGCTGTTGAATTGGATGATTGCACTGTTGATAACTATAATAAATATAATATACAATATTTGGCTTATACAGAAGAAGAAGGCAGCGGCGCCCATGTTTACACCTATACCGCATATGTAACAGAGGTGGGTCTGATATGAAGCATCCTAATGAAAATGTCATAGCTACAATTATAACTAAACACTGGACTACCGAAGAAGTAAAATTAATGGGGTTTTATATGTTAGACATTACTTTTAATACTTCTTATGTTGCGCCTCATTACTTTAATGAAAATTTTAATATAGATGAAGAAAATGCGGTTTTTTATGGATATTATTTTTATTTAAATGGAGAAAGAGTGCTTGTTGGAGAACAATGCAAATATCACCTTGAATCTGACTCTCTTTTTGAAATAACTTCTTTAACTTTCTTTAAAGAAGATGATGTTGATATTAAATATAAAGCAAAGTTTGAAAAGAAGTCAGATGCAGAAATAACAGATGTAGATTTTCCATCATCTCTTTCTTCAAATCCTTATACTTCTTGTTTCGATTTAGTAGTTCCCGCGGAAAGCCTTACTCTAAATACTAATCTGTTGCCGCAAGGAGAAAGTTATGATAAAGTTGAAATAGAGAGTAGAAAAGGTAGTCAGTTTCTTGTAAATGAAGAATAGATAACAATCGGATGGACTGAACTTTGCTCTCTTGAGGAAAAAGTAACTGATTTAAGATTTTTAGGTGTCATAGATATTGATGAAGTCACGGATGAAGAAACGAGTGTTGAAGAAGTTCCCACAGAAATACATCTTCATTTATACAAGAAAGGGGTGTGAGAAATGAGCTTACTATACGAATATCCATACCTATTAGATAACGGATTTTTAAAAAAGATTGACGATTAGAGAGTGCAGAGGACAAAAATAAAATGTATTCTTTTAGATTAGTATGATAGAGAGATAGAGGAAGTTCAAGGCTTGATAGTAGATGGAAATATTAATATTGATGGAAGTTCAAGTTTAAGAAGGACTGGCTCAATTACTTTCTGTCCAATTAATCAGTCTGTTGGCTACAACGATTTAACAGCAAAATTTGCTTTGAACAAGAGACTTCTTCTTTTGATAGGCGTGAAGAACGAGCAAGTTACAGAGACTGTTTATACACAAGAAGAATATCCTTATATCTGGTTCCCGCAAGGAGAATTTTGTATTACAGGTTGCTCTATTTCTCACTCTTTGGATAATTATACAGTATCTTTAAATTTAGTAGATAAGATGGGCTTACTTAATGGTACGCTTGGCGGTGTACTTCCCGCAACGGTTGATTTTAGTACAAAAAGATTGTATGATGAACGACTTAAAGATACTGTCGATAAAGAAGTAACTATGTATCAAATTATTATGGAAGCTGTTAACCATTGGGGCGGAGAGCAGCTTGGTAAAATTTTAATCGGGGATTTACTTTAGACAAGTAAAAAAGTCATAACATGGACACAAACTTATACAGATACTTCTCAGCCTTATTCTTATTCAATGACCACTACTGAAACTGGCGAAACCGCAATAGCAATAGATGAAGAAGAAACGAAATACTTCTATCTTAGTACAGATGATTTAAACTCGACAGATACTTTACAAGTAAGATATGCCATCTCCTCATCTCCTCCTACTGATTGGGGCGCTTATAAACCTTATTCAAATTTAAACACAGTTGGATATGAGATTACAGACTTTACTTACCCTGGAACTTTAACAGGGGAGGCGGGCTCCGCAGTAACGACAGTCTTAGATAAAGTTCGAGATGCTTTAGGAAACTATGAATATTTTTATGATACTCTTGGTAACTTTAGATTTTAGGAAGTGAAAAATTATTTAAATACTTCTTTAAGTAGTAACCTGATGACTCAAATTAATTACGAGCCTGGAGAGCAAGGAAGTTACATATCAGATACGGTATATTATTATGATAGAGATGTAACAGATAACAATAGTAGCTATATTGTAGATAGAACAAGAGGAAAAGTAGCTTATGATTTTTCTGACAGAACTAAAATCGTTGCAATATCGAATAGCCCTAACTATGACAATATTAAAAATGATTTCATTATTCAAGGGAAAAGGAAGACCAGTACAGGAGAAAGTATAGCTATCCGCTATCATTTAGCTATTGACAAAAAGCCTCCTTTCGGCGGAAAATATATTGGAGAGGCTTCTGAGGATGCTTATGGAGACATAATTTACAAAGATTTAATGCAAATCACAGAAGATAACATTAATACAAGCGGAAATATCTTAGAAGCAAGAGACTGGAGAACAGAGTTATTCTTTTAGGGTGAGCTTGCATATGAGAATGGCACCGAGCCTGGATATTATTTTTCTGAATTGTCAGCCTTCTGGCCTCAGATATATAATATTGAAGAAGGACATTATAAGGAAGAAATTCGAGACAAGCCTGAAACTTTAAATTATTTCTTGGATTTTATTGATACTACTTCGGACATAGGAAAATACAGTGTCTCTGAAATTGGTCGTCGAACAAAAGTCTTAACTAACGATAGTATAAATTGTCTTTTTGAACCTGTTACTCCTGATGTTGCGCTTATTTCTCCTTGTACTAATTTCCGTAATGCTATTTATAGTCATATGACAGGTAGCGGAGTTACGATAACGAATTTACAAGATTTAGATTCGTATTTCAATACTGTTATGGGAACAACAATAGATACTATTCAATCATATGCCGAGGATTATACTAATGGAAAATACGTTAATAAAAAAGATGATGTATGGACATTTTTACTTAGTTCAGATAATCCTGATAGCGTCCTTTCTTAGTGGACACCTTATAAATCAAGAGACGACTTTATGGGAGCATTGAGCAACGCTGTGATTGCCGCAGCGAAAGATTTATATTATAGTAGAGAAGATTAGGAAGACCAAATTGACATATGTAAAGAGACAACTAATCATTATGTGCTTATTTCTCGTGAAGATTATCCTTCCTTGTCAATGAAATCAACTCCCAATGGCGCAGACGTTGCGGCAAAAGACTTGCTTTATTAGTATACTTGTTTCAATGAGACGATCAGCTTAACCACAGTGCCTATCTATCACCTTGAGCCAAACACTTTGATAAAAGTAAAAGATGATAAGACAAATATTAATGACTTGTTCTTAATAAAATCTATCAATTTGTCTCTTGGCTTAGGAAGCACAATGACAATTAATGCAACAAAAGCATTATCTAAAATATGAGGAGGATTTTTATGCTTATACCGCCTTTTGGTCAATATTATCATCTTAAAGAAGATTCTTCGGATTATCTTACTGTTGATTTACCTTCTACGACTGACCATATTGGAATTACTGCGCAGGCGGGAACTGCGATAATCCTTAATGGTTAGCAAATTATAATTGGCAATTCGGGTACTTTTGAAATAGAGATGCCAGTTACTTCTTTATCCATTCCTTCTTCCGCTACGGTTATTGTAGATTATCACTATGTTGTAAATTAAGGAGGAAAGAAAATGGGGAAAATAAAAAGCAGGTTTGCGCATACTCTTAGCTTAGAAAGTATAAATTCTTTAGAAAGACTCTCTATTGAAACACCTTATCCAATGGACATTTATATAAATAAAACAGATAGTACAGAAGTTCTAAAAGTAGGAGCAACTTGTATCTATGAAATGTTTGATAAAATAGATGTTACAGAAGTTGTAAGTATATCCGCAGGGGAAGATAGTGCAGAGAAGGCTTTATTTATGTATGAAGAAAGCGGAGACTAATTGTCTCCGCTTTTTTATTCCCAATTTAATTCATGCGATTTTTCTTCTTTTTGCTTTAAATATCCATAACCAATTCCAATAGCATCCGCAATATCGTCATTTATATTTTCTACATTGAACTATTTCTATGCCCATTCAATATCTGCCGCTTTTAATTCTTCTCTTTTGGTTCCTCTGCCCTATTTTATTTTGCAATATTTCCGCCATTCACTGGGATAAAGATAATCTACATCTATCGTTGGATATTCTTCATAGAGCATTAAATTTATTGCGGCTTGTAACCACATTAAAGCTCTCCATGTTTTTATATTCGCGGCTGCCGCTTCGGGACGCACCTCTTCCAAAATAATTTTATCAACCTTATATTTATCTAATACATCTTTTATTTTGTTAACTATTGCCACTATCCTTTTTAATAAAGACCATGATGCGGTTGCAGTTAAGCAGTCTTTATATATAAGACTATCTTCATTAAAGATAGCTATTCCAGTTGATTTTGTACTTGCATCTATTGACATGATAATCATGCTCTCAACTCCTTTTTCTTTATTATACCAAAAATTTTTTAATATGTCAAGTTTTGATTAAAAAAAGTTGTAGAGCATTTTTTGATTTTGGTTTGACGAGCGTAAGCGCCCCATTGGCAAGATAAAGAAAAAACCACTCAAAAGAGTGGTTTAAACTTGATATTCTATATCTGGAGAAGGCCAAAGTCTAAATAGTCCATATTGACCTCCGCCTGCACCATAACTACTGCTAGCCCATATTTCTATTGTATCAGTACCTTGAACACGAGCTATTAAATATCTATCGGTTTTTATTGTAGATGAACTACGACCGCCATTCTTGTTACTATTTGTATTACCTATTTGTGAATGAGATCTACATTTCATATGTACATTAGGCTTTCTGTTTGGTACAAATCCCATTGCCTAATTTAAATCGTAACAAAAAGTATCTGTATGATGATTACGATCAAGAGTCCACATCCAGTAATTATCATTGCCATACTGCGTGCGGGCGCCTTGTATTTTTGCGACTGTCAAGCGTTTTCGGTTATCCTTGCCTATCAAATCTGAGCATCCGCCATCGCTTGGTCGGAAGCCTCCGCGACTATCTTGACCATTTCCCATAACTTCATTATATGCTTGCATATCTGTCATCATAATGAATTGCGCAGCGTCATATATCTCTTTTGCATTAGTAACATCGGTGGTGATTTGCGCTTTACGAATATATTGTGCCATTGCAGGAATTAACAAACAAGCTAAAATACCAATTATAGCAATAACAATCATTAATTCTATTAAAGTAAAGCCTTTTAATTTTTTCATCAAATCACCACCTTTATATTACGTACCGGTACTTCCGAATCCGCCGTTGCCGCGTTCTGTATCATTGAGTTCATCTACAAGAGAAAGATTAACTTCAAGATAAGGTTGAATTATCAGTTGTGCAATACGTTCTCCTCTTTCAACTATCTGCTCTTCATCGGAATCATTAAAGAGAGGTACGATTATATTACCTCGGTAATCGGCATCAATCACAGCTGTCCCCTGCGCAATACGAAGTCCGCGTTTTGTAGCAACACCGCTTCTTGAATAAATTCCGCCAAAATAGCCTCTGGGAATTTCCATTGCAATATCAGTCGGTATTTTCCCACACTTACGAGGCGGAATAACAATCGTGTCTGCCGCATAAAGGTCAAGTCCTGCGGAGTCAGGAGTCCCGCGTGTAGGAGTCGTTGCAAAGGGAGTGAGCTTCTTAAAATTTACAGTTGGTACTGTACACATATTCATATCTACTTCTATCATAAATCAAAGCTCCTCAAAATTAATTTCAACCTGTCTGTCGGGTTCCTTCTCGGAAGTAAATTCACGAGTGATCTAAATTCTTATCCACTCATCAATAATTTCTCCTTTAGACTTTGTACATCTTTTTTCTGTTGTGTACTTCTTTATATTAAACATAGGATCTGCTTTTGCCTTTTCAATCAGTTCCTTAGCTTCCATTTCGCTATCTACTCTATATGTATCAACTGAACTAATAAGATACTTACTCATAATTATTCTCCTTTTTCTTTAATAAGAATATAATCTGCTATGCCATACTCTTTTATAAAACATTCATTAATTTTTCTTTCGCACTCTTGATTAAAAGTAATATTACCGATAAGCCTTATCGTACAAGAGTCAGAAGGTGTCTTATGCTTATAATCATTTAAAATCGTAGCGGGAATGTCTTCAAGAAAAACATAGTGATGGAAAGTTTCTCCATTATTTTCCATTAAAATTTCTTGGAGTCTTTCAAAAGGCTTAATATTTACATATATGTTCATATTTGCTCTCCTTTAGCACTCTATAACTGCCGCATCATAGGGGAATAACGCATACATATAACAAAGCCCGCTTCTCTTTATCCAACACTCATATGCGCCAGTTTCTTCTATATAATCAATAGCCAAAATCTTACCACGATTTTTAAGACACTCTATTACTTCTTCTGCGGCGGCAACAAATGACGGGATACCTTCCATTGCTGAAAAAGAAAGATGAAATACTGTATAATCTTTCTGCTCGTTACAAAGCAGCATATAATAATATCCATTCTCTTTTGAGAAAAAGTTCTGCAAAGCAATTTTCTTATCTTCTATTTCTTTTGACGTAAGAGGAGGCGCTTTCTTCATAATATCTTTATTTAAATCGTAAAGATTACCTATTTCTATATTCTCACTCATTGCTTTCACTCCTTAAATATTGTGTATCTAATAGGAAGCACTCTTTGATTAGAGCTTCCTCTCATCTTTAAATTCAAATCTTTTAATTCTTCAACGAAAGGTCCGCATACAAGAACATGAATATAATTTAATACTTCTTTCTGTTGTTCTGTGAAATCTTCAATTTCATATCCAGTCCAAAGAAATATGGATTTAGTTGGAAAATCTTTATTAAATTCTTTACAAAGTTTTATTACCGTTGATAAATTATAATCACTTAACGGTTCTCCTCCTAAGATAGACAAGCCATCAATATGTTCATTCATACTATCCTTTATTTCTTGATACGTCTTTTCTGTGTACTCTTGTCCAACATTAGGATTCCACAGCTCTTGATTAAAACACCCTTTACAATGAATTGGGCATCCACTAAAGAAGATTGAAGTGCGGAGACCTCTTCCGTTTGAAATATCATATGTCTTTATTTTAGAATATCTTGCCATTATTATCTCACCTTGATTATTCCATTCCGACATGATATACTCTATCATGAATATCTGCTGCACGACCTTCATTGAAAGGATTGGTCGAGATATATCCGCATATTCTTAATGCTATATTCATCTTATTAAAATCAGTGTTTCCGCACTGAGGGCACTTAAATTCAAGATTATCTTGCATTTTTATGTCTTTGCACCCACAAACCTGACAATAAGAAGTCATAGTATTTATTTCCGCATAAAGAATGGTATTATATATATGTTTAATAATTTCAAGCATTGCAGGAATATTTTTAGTCATATTAGGCACTTCTACGTAGCTGATCGCACCTCCCGGACTTAACACCTGAAACTCAGATTCAAAACTTAACTTACTAAATGCATCTATTTCTTTTGATGGTGTAATATGATAACTATTTGTTACATATTTCTTATCTGTAACGCCTTCTATTATTCCAAATTTCTTTTGTAGTGCTTTGGCAAATTTAAAAGTAGTGCTTTCGATAGGAGATCCATATACTGAAAAGTAAATATTTGTTTCTTTTTTCCACTTCTCGCAAGCATTGTTTAAGCACTTCATAATTTCTAAGCCTAAATCTTTTCCATTCGCAGAAATTAGTTCTTCCCCAATTAGACCATAAACACATTCCCAAAGACCTGCGTAACCAAGAGAAATAGATGAATTTCCATTATAAAGAAGTGGTGTAATCTCTTCGCCGGGCTTTAATCTTGCTAACGCTCCATGCTGCCAAAGAATTGGGGCAACGTCAGATTTTGTTCCTACTAAACTGTTATGCCTAATCATTAGGGCATCATAGCAAAGATTCAGATACTTGTATAAATAACCCCAAAAAGACTTCATTCTTTCGTTTGTATCATCTGGATATTCTTCTCTTGCAAGACAAGCCAGATAAGGCAAATTTATTGTAACCACACCTTGATTAAATTTTCCATAATACTTATGATTGATGGGGTCGGCGTGTAGGAACGACCTACATCCCATACATGGGTATACGTCACCTTGCTTTAGCTCCCTCATCTTCTTTGCACTAATATAATCTGGAACAAGCCTCTTCGCAGAACATTCTGCCGCAAGCATTGTAAGATAATAATACTTTCCATCTCTCATATTCTCTTCATCAAGAACATAAAGTAATTTAGGAAAAGCTGTTGTAATAGGTTCTCCTTGAGGATTTTTTACGCCTTCTATTCTCTGCTTTAAAATCTCTTCGATAATTAAAGCTAAATCTTCTTTTTCTTTTTCTGATTTTGCTTCACCAAGATACATAAACAAACTTACAAAAGGAGCTTGTCCATTCGTAGTGGACATTGTAATTAGCTGATATTGAATAGTTTGAATACCATCTTTTATGTCTCTTCTTGTCATTTTTTCTATTGTCTCTTCACTTAATTCTGGATATTCTTTTTTAAGAGATTTTCTTGTCTCTTCTACAAAAGGAGCAAGATGTTCAACGCTTACACTCTGTCCGCCATACTGTGAAGAAGCAACTTGAGTAATAATCTGTGTAGCTATTGTACAAGCAGTACTAAACTTATGAGGCTTCTCAATCAGGGTTCCGCTAATAACAGTTCCATTTTGAAGCATATCTTCAAGATTTATTAGATCACAATTGTGCATCGGCATTGTCGGTGAATAATCGCTATCATGAAAATGAATAATACCTTGAGTATGAGCCTCAGATATATCTTTTGGCAAAAGAAATTCATTAGCTAACTCTCTACAAGTAAATCCCGCAATATAATCTCTCATTGTAGGAATAATTCTTGTATCTTTGTTTGAATTTTCTTTATTACTCTCTTCATCCGTTCCATTCAAGAGAGCATTAAGTTGTTCATATTTCTTAGATAAATTTTCTTTTGCATTTCTGTATTGATTTCTTTCATTTCTATATAGAACGTAAGCCTTAGCTACATCTCGTCTTTTTGTTGCCATTAAGCCCCGTTCTACATAGTTCTGGATCGTCTCAACATCCAAAGCTACATCTTCTGTTTCACACAAGTCTTCAATAAAAGATGCAATGTTTTCCGCTTTCTTTTCTGCATACTCTGTAATTTTTCCGTCAACTGCGGAAAACGCTTTGAGAACTGCGGAAACTATTTTGTTTTTATCGAACTCTTGTTCTGTTCCGTCACGTTTAATAATAATCATAAATGATTCCTCCATTATATAAATTATTTTAGGGGATACCTATAATTATCTTAAAAATTTATTCAATAAAATTAATCAGAATTGTTAAGCCATTCGATTTCTTTCTTGCAATAATAAATAGCTTTCTCTAAATCTTGTATAGTTTTCTCAACCTATGTCATATCCGCATCGCTTTTCTTTCCCGCTCTTGAAATATATTTAACGGCATTTCCAAGACAAAAATCAAGATTCTTAGCTTTTATATAATCAATAACCTCAATGCCGCCATCTGTATAATGCGGGGGGTGATTAACCATCGTATCTCGATAGTATTCTTCTTTTTCAGTTTTACTTTCTATTGCCATAGTTATCACTCATCCTTCAATATTACATAGTCTTTTTCCTCAAAGATTTGGTCATCTAATCTAAAATACAGAAGCTCTCCTGTTCTAAGATTAACAGCATTAATATAGTCATTATAAGTTTCAACTCTCATTAGCAAATTATTATCTTGGCCAGGAACTGTAAAGCAATCGCCAGGAATGAGGTTTTTAAATGGGACTGTAAACTTTGCATCATCTATATAAACTTTCATAAAATTTCTCTCCTTATATCATACGCTACAAATAACACATTATGACTTTTCTCAATATTTTCAAATATCGCTTTTACTTCTTCCCAATTTCCGCCACCTAAGCCGCAACCTATCTTATAAGGGATTGCAATACAGATTTGACCTATACCAGAATCACCTTGCTGACTCCATTCAAATCTTATATCATCTATCATTCTCCAAAGAGCTTCTTCTAAAGCTGCTTCATTTGTATATTTTTTATCTCTGCCATATTTATATTGACCAAAAAGATTATATATTATATGACCAGTATGCCCATCATTACAACCTACTCCAAATGCCTTACCTAAAAGTTCTTCACTAAAATCCCAGTCTGCACAATAATCTCTATATGCCGCATATATAAAAGGATATCTTTGAGCTATCTGCTTGGCAAGGCCCGCCCCCATAACACCCATACAATTAACTTGATGTGCAATAAATTGAAAAGGAGTCTCTAACAAATCGCCATGCATTATTATCACTTATATCTCTCCTCTATTAAATTAGCAAAATCTTTAATAATGCTTTTTCTAATACTCTTAGGGAAATTAAGAAATTTAGTATTTACTTTATAAACTTCATTATTAATTATTACCTTAATGTCTTTTATTTTATATCTCATTTCTTCACCTTCAGCAACATTGAAAATATTTCAGACATTGAATAACAACTATCTCCTTTGTATATATCCCAATCAGTTCTATCATTATACATATAACAAGAAATATTATACCAACATTTTTTATCAGGAATATAAAAATGTAAAAATCTCTCTACTTGCTGAATAGTTGCAGGCTCTTTAAGAACTTCATTAGAAAAATGATGTAAATAAACCGTTAACAGAGGTATCAATTTTCGCATATTATAAAATATTTTATTACCCGAAAAGCCCTCTGTAAAATCTATATAAGCTATTCTTTGATTATTGTCCCACATATCATACGCTTCTTTTGTTAACTTCGCAAAAAATCTATATATATCTTTCATATAATCATTCCTTTTTTCATTCTCTATATATATTATAACATATTTTTTATTTTTTTTCAAACATAAAATATTTTCATTTATTTTCTAAAAAGATTACGATAGTTTTCTTCTTTCATTTCTTTAAGAAAATTTAGCATTTCAATTTTTTCTTCTTCTGAAAGAACTGGCGTAGGAAAAGCTTCTTCCATTTTCGCTATTGCATGTTTCCACGGGCATCTATAAATAGTATCATCACTTAACTCTATTTTATCTATACCTGAATATTTAAAAATGCAATCACTAATTAAAGATACAACTTCTGCTTCTATCTCTGGTGTCCCATATTTTAAAAGCATTTCTATTATTTTTTGATAATTAGTCATATAATATTCCTCCTAAAAGAAAGCGGATTATACATCCGCTCTCTCATGTTCAAGTTCCATAGTTGTTCCGTCTTTTGAAATAGAAGTAATTAAATACAATTGATGTGTAGGAGTATTTGTATAACTCTTTGCTACAAAAGTATCCTCTCTGCGGAAACCTGTAACCATTATTTTATTTCCTCTCTTGAACCAACCATCTTCAATAACAGTCTTTGTTCCATCGGGATTTACTTGAGAAATACGCTTCTTATAATTTGCATAATATTCTTTCGTAAATTTCACTGTAATAACACCGTCAAGAGTAAGTAATGATATAGACGAGCGAACATCATCCTTATTCAAAATTGTTCCTACAATCCTTGTAAGACAATAGATAGGAATATCTCTTCCGCCTCTCTTAAAATAATATTCTACCTCTGGAACTTGCGGCAATTGAGAAAAATCGCTTAATCCATATTTTCCCCTGTCTATATTAAGCAATTCATGCGGATGAGAATAGAAACAGCAAGCTTCCATTTCCCATGCAGCAATCGTATTCTCGCAATACTTATTCCACATTTCTTTAAAAAGAAGAAAATTATATTTCTTTAAAACTTCGTCATGATTTTGAATCAGCCATACTTTGATTTTTTCCATTTCGGTTTTATATATTTTTTCCCACTCTTTTTGAAGTATCTTTATATTCTGGTTTTCATCTATAACAAGTTTATCTTGGTCAAAATACTTTGAATAAAAGTTTTGACATGGAGCATCTAAGATATAATATTCTCCACTTTTATTATTCTTTAAATACTTATTAAAAGCGAAGACTCTTTTTTGAACATCAAAATCATCTGGTATGAATCCCGCTTTAATAAGACCTGCCGCATTTTGCATTGTTAATTTCTTTTTAGGCTCACAAGCAATAGAAATGTAATATGCCATAATTGCAACGCGGGGCTCGGGATTTATTTTTGAAGCCCATTCATAATCGACTTCATCAAATGCTCCACCTTTTATTAAAGATAGCATTGCAGTTTTTGTAAGTGGGCATCTGTTCATAAAATCAATTATTCCTGTATATGGTCTTCCGCTTATTATTTTTTCTACTGACTCATCATTTATCTTTGACAATCCTTTTAAACCAAACAATATTCTATTATTTTTGTCATCTGCTTCAAAACCGAAAGAAGATTTATTAATATCTACCAAAGAAACTTCTATTCCTTGAGATTTCATCATTCCTATTGCTTTAGCAACTTTAGAATAGTCTGTATTCTTCTCTTTTTCTCCTTCTTCTGCATCGAGAGAGCCTGAATCGACAATCAAGCAAGCCGTGTTCCAATACACAGGATTCCAGTGGGTTGAGATATATGCGGTTTGATAACCAATGTAGCTATAACTAAGCGAGTGTATCTCGGAAAAGGAATATCCAAGCTGAGGCTGTACAACCGAAGTCCAAATATATTGACCAAGCTTTTCATTTCTGGCATGATTAAATACTTTTTCTTTTAAAGTCTCGATTTCTTTGAACTTCTTCTTTGAAACGACTTTCCTCGCTGCATTGGCTTCAGCAAGACTAAAATGACAAAGATGCTCGTTCATCAAAATCTTCATAAGCTGTTCCTGAGAAAGACCTACCCCAGAAGATTTATCAAGCTGTCTCCGCACGGCTTCTTTTTCTTCTTCTGTTAATTCATATTTATCCATTTCTGCTTCCCAAAAGACTGGATTCTTACGATAGCGGATATACTTGTCCATCGGGCGTTCTTCACCCTCTTCCGCCATCAGTCTAATCAAAGCATTTGTATTACTCAATTCCCACATATTAGTAGGCTTGATTGCTTTTGTCCCTTGTCTGCCAACATTTGAGTCAAGCTGAAACATAGCATAAACATTTGCTTCTTGAATAGATTTCCATACTGATTCATCTTCTATATTTAAAACATCAGGATGAATGGTTTGATTGTATAATTCTCTTAAAGTTAAATTTTTATCAAAAATTCCCTTCTCTTGCATAATCTTGAGAGTCTGACCTAACCTATCGCAGACTTCCGTAACAAGGAGGTCATACTTTACATTGCCCATATATTCCGCATCATGGAGGTCAAACTGAGTCGTAATGCTCCCATTCGGGGCTTTCATAAAACAACATCTTGCATATGGATCTTCATCAAACATAATAATACCAGATGCGTGAATACCACGTCTTGATATTAGCCCTTCAATTCCCATAGCTATTTCTAATAAGCCAGGATATTGGCTGATTTCCGCAACGAATGGAGCAATAGGCTTATAATCTTTTTCTTCATCTCCATAAACGACTTGAGATAAAGTTCTTACAAAACCTCTATCAGAAGGTATAAGAGAAGATAAATATTTACTAATATCACTATCAATTCCATCAGGAAATTCTTCTGAACGATATCCTCTTGCGGCGGTGAGTATTGCACTTTTGCTCGATTCTGTTCCAAATGTTGCTACGTAAGTACAACCAAGCTCAGTTTTCGTTTTATCATCATATGTAGATTTAATATTCTTACTTCGCTCTTCTTTTATAGCTTTCATAATTGCGGGCCTTCGACTCGGTTGTACATCAATGTCTATATCTCCAAGCGAGGTTGTTTCCCTATTCATGTATCGGAAGAACGGAAAAGACCAGTCCAATGGGTCGAGCTGGGTAATTCCAAGCAAGAAATGATTTAAAGCAGCACACGCACTTCCACGACCTGCCCCAATAATACTGTCGCACTCCCAAATTAAATCAATATAATGTTGTAAAACGACAGGATAAGAAAACATATTTGTATCAAGTTTCTTTCCTACTATTGTTTTTACTTCGGCTTCTTCTTCTAATTCATCAATATAAGGAACGATATCTTTATTCTTTTTCTTGCAATAATCTTGTAACTTATCCCAACAATAATTTACCCAATAACGTTCTACATCGTCATCAGATTGAAACATTCTTGATAATTCATTCTTTTCTATTAATTCTGCGGGCGGCTGCCGCTTGTTATAAATCGGCACTTCTACTGAGGGGATTTGCTGAGTGTGTTCAAAATCATAAAATTCAATTTTGTTCCACACTTCCATCGTATTATTAAAAAGCTGATTAACAAATAATTCATCATAATCACAGGCTTTTAAATTTTCATATATTTCTTCATTTGATTGAAGATATGTATACTCATAAAAAGCATCAACTTCTCTTTCACCTTGTTTACTATTCAGAAAAGCCTTATGAATATATCTATCTTCTTTCTTTAAATAATGAACATCGCAAGAAACTGTCATCTTTACATTAAAACAAGCTGCAATTGAAAGTAATCTTCTATTTACAGTAATCTGCTCTTTTGAACAGGCGGGCTGACATTCGAGGTAGAAATCTTCTCCAAACAATTCCTTGCACCAAAGAACCATTTTTACAATATCATTATGAGCTTTCTTTCTCTCTTCTTCATCGTCTACTTTTTCTGCTTTTGTCAATCTTAATATAGCTTGGTCGATCTCTGAACCGAGACACGCTGAAAACGCCATAATATGACCGGGATTTGCTTTTATTACTTTCTCCAAATCGGATTTCAGAGTATCTACTCTTTCAAGACCCTTCGCATAATAAGAGTTCATCCATGCAAGAGAAGATAGATAACGAAGTTGCTTATGCCCAACGGCATCTTTCGCAATTAATATGAAATGGTAATGCTTATCAGTAGGTCTTTCATCTACTAAATAAATTTCGTCACCAATTGCAATTTTAAAGTCTGGATATTTTTCTCTGATTTTTTTAGCATATTTATTTATGCGGATGCTGCCAGACAAACTCTCGTGGTCTGTTATTGCAATACCCGCCAAGCCTAATTCTATTGCTCTGTCTATTAGCGCCTCTGGCTTGTTAATACTATCCACAATGCGAAGATTAGCTTTTTAAGAATACTCTGTATGAGAGTGGAGTTCCATTCTTTTCAGAGTAGCCATTTAACCATCCCCTTTCAAAATAAAAATATGCTATAATTTTTACTTTCTATAATAATTATAACATATTTTTATAAATTATTCAATTGATTGCAGGCTCTAATAGAAAGAGCTTCTCTGTTGCTTGATAATGATTATCTAAGCCAACAGTTCTTTCTGCTGCTTTCTCCCAAACAATAGGAAAGTCTTCTGGCATTTCCTATTCTGAAATAAAGCAAGGATAAGTTTGGGATATTTTTCTCAAATAATCATAATACTCTTCAAAATTAAAATGCGGGGATATTCCATAGGCTTTTGTCCCTTTATATGGACTATCAAAATAAAACAGGATTTTCTTATCAGATAATTCTTTGAATCTTTCAAGTATTGTACGGTAGTCTCCGCAAGTAAAAATTATATCTTGATACAGAGAAGTTTTAGCTTCTTTCTCGTGAGTATTTCTACTTGAAACATAAGGATTTCTTGTTTCGTTCGGTTTTGCATATCCGCCCGGAAAGCCTCTTCCGCTAAAACTCCCATACCATTCAATTGCACCAATTTCATAGAAAGGTATCTCAGATTCTTTTCTCTCTTCCAGCGGCAAAGCATTAATCCTTTTCCATTCAGAATAGCATTTATCCCACATTTCTCTGCTACCTTCTGCTGGTATTTTAGAAAAATCTGCTTGTGCTTGTTTATGCAAACCTATTAAGCTAAAACTTAAATCATTACCTATTTTAATAGGGGCTATTATATGCTCTGACAAATTTGCTGCACCAACAAAAGCGTCTATAAAAACTTCTATATTATGTTCATTTATATATCTTTGTATAATTGGAACTATGTCTTTCCAATATTTTCTTTTACTTCCCATATACTTCATAATTACTTTGCCCCTTTATAATTGGCACTTGTAATCCAATTTAATGAAGTGAAAGGCACGCTAGGTAGAAAGTCCCAATATGCCCACATATATGCTTGAATCTTTGGTACTTTGATATCTGGATCTCCATTCTTAATACAACCAATTCTATCAACATATACATATATTTTAGAAGGTGGAGTATCCTTAAAGATGTTCTCAAATCTTGTCTTTGATTCAAGAAATTGCAGCCTACCAAAAACAAGCAAGCCCTTTCTTGACATCTTTATTCCTTTGCTTACAAAAAATTCCAATGTTGAAAAAGGAGGGTTCATAATAATATAATCAGCTTCTTTTATCGGATAATCAGGAGGAAGAAAATCATATTCTTCTCCGCTATAACAAGAGGTACTGGTTAAGGTGACAGAAGGGTTTCTATCTTTAATATCTGTTCCAACAATTGAAGGATATACGTTATTAATTTTACAATATTCTTCAATACCTCTTATCATGTGACCGCCGCCGCAACAAGGTTCGAGGATAATATCGTCCGCTTCAAAATCAAGATTAAGAATATTTAAAATATTTGTAACTTCTTCTGTTGGCGTAGCATAATAATCAAGAGCCGCTCTCTCTTTATTATTTTTATTATAGCCTGCATAGCCGCCTTTGTTATCATACTGACTGGGCATATAATTTTATTCCTCCTTCGATATTGGATATATTAATTCTGAACAATCAATTCCATGTTCTTTAAAATATTTCTGTATTATTTTTCTTTCTGAACAGGGGTTATACCATGCTTCGTGTAACATAAAAACAATTACGGGGTCTTCTTGTAATTTCAGTTTTTCTTTTTCAAATTCTGTTAATAAAATTAGCTATTCTTTTATATAATCAAAATCTAATTTATTTAATTCTCTATAATACTCTTGTAAAAAATCACATTCCATCGGTTCTTCCATTTTACAAGGACATTTATGTAAAACTTTATTTTGTACAATCATATATTCAAAGCGGAGACCGTTCACTACGTTTCTTTTATCCTTATAAATATACGCATTGCCGCGTTCTTTATGATACCATGCGGGGTCTGATATACAAACCGACACAGGTATCATATAAGGTGAAAAATTTCTAATCTAATAAAAATATGAAGTTTTAAGATTTAACATTTTATCCACACTACTTTATCTGTTGTTCTTGTCAGACTTGTATAAACCCATCTTGCGTGTTCTGTCTTATCAAATGGAAATTTTTCTTCAATTACGAGAACTTTAGCCCACTGAGACCCCTGCGCTCGATGACACGTTATTGCATTTCCATAAGTAAAATATTCTGGAAGAATGAAAGCATAATTGCTATGTACAATACTATAAATTTGATTGGAAGATAAAGAAGCCTTTTCGTTTAACATCATATTTTTATCTGCGGTTAAACCATAAAAAATTTCTCCTTCATCTGTTTGGAAATTAAACTTATATTTTGGAATAACACCAGATGTTCTTGTTTTTCTCGGTATTCTTTCCTCGTATTCTTCTACTTCTGAAACAATTGTACCTTGCATACCATTCATAAGACAGCTTCCTTTATCGCTAAACTTATGCCAATTATTATGAAGACACACTATTTTTTCTCCTTGTACAAGGTCTCCATCGTAATTTTTAAGTAATCTAATTCTTTGATTAATTTCTTGTCTTTTCTTATTCGTTCCACAAATAATGACATCCGCCCATAAAAGCATACCGTCTGTTAAACTATCTTTTGGCAAAATCATAACGTTCTCACCATTCATACAAGGAACAGCTTCCATATTTCTTACTTTTGTAGCTACTTGAACAACTTCTCCACCTTCCTCTTGCCGCATGATTTGCGTTAGAGTACAATGAGGACTATTCAATAATCCATTGTCTGAATCTTCTGATACGGGAGGAATCTGAAAACTATCTCCTAAAAAGATACAAAAAACATTAAACGATGCCAATATTTTTATCATTTCAGGCGGAACCATAGATACTTCATCTACAACAACTATTTTATAAGGCAAATAGTCTACGGTTGTTCTTTCATAGTCTCCATTAGGCTTTAATTTTGAATAATAAAGTAATTTATGCAAAGTAGAGGTTGGATTATTACCTCGCTTTGCTAACACTTCGCAAGCCTTGCCAGTATATGCAGTATATATAATATCAGTCTCGGGGTCAATATCATATCGAGCTGCCATTTCTTGGATAGCGTGTCTGACCAAGAATGACTTACCTGTACCTGCATACCCTGCTATGGTAACAAACCTTGCTCCGCTTTCATATCTATCTAATATAATTTTTAACGCTTTCTGCTGTCCGCTATTAAGTTCCATGTTATTAACTCCTACTTTTTATTTTCTATTATTATTATAACATATTTTTCTTATAAAATCAAAAATCATACTTTTTAGTAGCTAATAAATCAAAATCTTTTATTTCTATCTATGCGGAAGTCGTTCCATTAAAAGTGTTAATTCTACATTGTCCAACAATAGTAATAGTAATTGAGCCAGTTGCCGCTATATCTCTAAATAACTTTAATTCTTCTGTTGATATTTTAAATTTCATTGCCGCAATATCATGTGTAAGCTGTAACTTTAAAGTGATATCTTTTTTCTCATAAATATTAACCATATCAGGTGTAACAGTGACATTTTCTATTACAATATATGGCTCGGTAACATCTTGACCCCAAAGTTCATCTGCACTACCTATTTCCATTATTTCTTTTGAGAGCATGAAACTATCGCTTAATAAATTTCCATAATCCGTAATAAAATCAGCATAATAAACAGCTTCATCTGAAATGTCCTTATACGCTTCATCTGTGTAGGCAAGATACTCATTAATTGCCTCTCCCTTTAAGGATAAGCCAAATGCTGACGTATGACCTTGCGCATATATTGTGCCATCAAAATCTTGACTAATCTATCTAAAATTATCTGCTCCAACTCGCGGGCATCCTCTCGCACTTCCCGCATAGCTTACAATTGTCTCTTGTTCATTTTCCCAAGGTAGTGTTTTTTCTTCTCGTTTTGTTAATACACAAACTGGTCTTTGATATTTTGCCATGATCTTATTTGCGCAAAGACCCGCTAAACTTGGGGCGATATCTTCTTTATTTAACAAACATAAAATTACTTTATGTTCAAGTAAATGTTCCTATTCTATTTTCTTTTCAATTAATGCCATTCCCGCATCTTGAGCTTTTGTCTATCTTGCTTTAACATTTGTAGCAGTTCTAACAGCCTATTCTACAAGTTTTTCAAGCTGTCCTTTGCATCCTCTTTTGGTAGAGGGGATTTCTTGAAAGGCTTTATATTCGATAAAAGAATTGAAAATTAATTCTTTCTCTTCCATTGTGCCACTTCGCACAATTGCATTTACAAAAGGAGTAATATAGAAAGCCCATCCCATCGGAGTTGATACAGGCCCTATCGAATAAGAGTTTTTCTCTCTTATATAAGTAATAAAAGGATTATGGAGATTATTTTCTTCAAGACCTTTTCTGACAAGGTAAGCAGTCTCAGGCGAAGTTAAACTCATCATATCACTAATTAAACTTAAACTTACAATATCAAGAAATTTTAAATAATAATCATCATGAAAAAGTTTGTCGTTCAGAAAGCGGCAGAACTGCCAAACAATACCTCCGCCGCAAAAATCTTTATTTGGATAATCGCTAAGCTGATTATTAATTGTTATGATATTCTTACAAGGGCTTACTTTTTCAGCTTCATGATGGTCAAGAATAATAACCTTGATATTATGTTCAGCCAAGGCTTCATGATATTCATAATCATTACTTGAACTATCTGGACAGATAATTAAATTATATCGTTTTTCAATAAAACTCTCATAGCAATCTGCAAGACCGTGAACTTTGCCTTCATGTAAGAAAAAATCAAGATTATTTTCTACCCATGATGGGAAATAATGCCATAGATAGTTGACAAACAATGCTGAGGAGCAAAAACCATCAGCATCACAGTCAACCACGATTACCGCTTTCTAACCTTGCTGTATCGTATTAAGTAAGGTGGTCGCCGCATTTTTAAGATTATCTATTCCCAATAGTTCATAATTATTTATAACTGCATCTGTTAAATTTAAATACTTCTATGGGTTTGTTATATTTCTATTTTCTAATATATCATATAATGATAAACTATTTTTACCTAATAATGTATATTTCATAGATATATCCTCTCCTTAAATAATTTTAAAAATACCTCGCCACCTCTGTCAATAGGACTATCTTTATATCCTAAATATTCATTCTGTTTATCAAAAACAAAAGACACTAAAAAATCATCTTTATATTTGTTATTAATTTCAATCAACTTTTTAGTCCAAATATGATATTCTTCATCTCCAACTTTTTGCCATTGTTTATCAAAAGCAATAATAAACTCTTTAACACCCAAATCTTTTAATATATTTGCTTGGTGTAAAATCAAATTACTTCCGCAACACGCTACACTTATATCATTATCCGCGCCAAAGAAAGTTCTATGCTTTAAACAACTTTTTTCTGATTCATAGATAACAGCGGCTTGCGCGACCTTTATGTTCTCTTTTGATAAATTTAAATTATATAAAGCAAAAGACAAAGGATGATTGTACATGGTTCCGTTAAGAATTGCGGGAAGATATTTTCCATATTTTTCTTCTTCTTTTATTAGAGTTCTTCTTCTTATTCCAATCAATTCATTGTTTATATTATAATGCGGAATAATAATACTATCTGTAACTGGGTCAAAGCGAATGCCCGCCTCATCCATCACTTCTTTTGATATTCCTTCATCAAGCCAATCTTGTATTAAAGGTTGCGGAAGATATTTCAGAATATCATCTTTATAAGTACCAAGTTGACCTGATGAATAAGAAGTTCTTTCTTCTCCTTTTATCTTATCAAAAATTTTCCAATCTGGTAATTGAAAGTCTTCACCCACAAAAGAAAATGAACTGATATTAAAATAATTAGCGACATATTGAATAGCGTTACCAAAAGAAAAAGAAGGATTATTCCTACTCTTGACTTTTAGAGTTAAATCAAAAATATCAAAAGAAGAAGGCTCACAATGAGTGAAACATTTAAATAAATGAGTGTTCGGATAATAATATAATTTATGACTTGCGGCATCTGCATCATCATGATGACAAATTGTTTTACACATTAAACAACCTCTGCCTTGTTGCGGCTCCCCTCCGAGTTCCGCAACATAGGCTTCTACTTGCTCTATTGTTAGATTGTTTTTTATTTCATCTTTATCAAACATTTTCATCACTCTTTATTTTTATATTAGTATCTTTAATATCTATCCATTCATAATTTGAATCTGTCATAAACATAGGAATAATGCGGCAGCTCTCTCTGCGGCTACGGCACCATAAAATTACATCTTTATATCTTCCTCTTCTGTTCTTATAAATAGACATTTTAATATCTGGTGCGGGAAAACCCATTTCTATTATAGATTGCAAATATTCCAAATCTTGCTTAGTTGCCTTAACAAGGATAGACGCAAAATCGACTTTATCCGCGACAGCCTTTGAACCTCGAAGGGAATTCTGGTCAAGCTTTCCGTCCAAATATTGACTGTTCAACTGAGTCGAGGTCATGATAAAAATATTATATTGATTAGCAAGGTCTTTCAAACGCACACTAATCATAAATAATACATTATCTTCTCTTAAACCTTTAACGCCTGCTTTACCAGAAACTTCGCTTAGTATTTTCATACTCGAATGCAGATAGTCAAAACAAGTTGCTTTTATTTGATGTTCTCTTATATTTCGCTTAATAATTTTTTCAATATCTTGCATTGAAAAGTCTGGTAATTCTTCTACATATAAGGGAGCATTTTTAATTATGTCTGCCGCTTCTTTTACCCTATCCCATTCTTCATCTTCATACTGACCTGTAAGAATATGCTCTTCATCAACATCTGCAACAAAAGCTACTAACATCGTTTGAATTTCTCTTATATCTTGCTCTGTTGCTATAAAAAGCGTAGGTACTTGATAATCTTTCTCTTGCCAACTCCGCTTTTCCTTATCATAAATTTTCTTGCAAGCGAAATTACAAGCATCCGCAATCATCATACGAGTATTGTGTGTTACAACATGGTCGCCGCATAAAAATAGAGAATCTTTATTATCAACAGTAAAGCAAGTCATTTCCGCATATTCATTTGTTTTTATTATTTTCTGTATAGCGCAATGAACTTTAGAAGTGTTCCCTGGAATCTTCAAGACATAAACAAATCTCTCTTCTTCTTCATCATATATTTCAGAAGTATGAACAGTATATCCCAATCCTCTGAAAAAACTTACATAGCACCAATATGAATTTTCTTCTAAATATACCAAATGTTTTCTACCTCTTAAATATTCTTTCGCAAATTTAAATCTAATTTCGGAAGTATTAAACATTATCTCTTCTGGTATCATCGTATTAAATCCATATGCTTCTTGTGCATAATCTTCAATATCTCTATTCAATTCTCTGTATTCATATTCCACTGGTTTGTTTTGAGGTATTCCCCATTTTGGACGTGTATAACCTTTTTGGTCGATAAAACAGAAAGGTGTGTCAGACGTTTGCTCTTCTTCAAAAATTTCTTTTGTAGTTTTAATTATCCAACGAGATGTTCCTCTCGTTAAAATTTTTACTTGCCATAAATGATCTTCACAACATCTTATTTCTCTACCATCAACAAGACGAACAATATAGACTTGCTTCGGCTCAGGCTGCGGGAATACGCCAATGACAGTAGTAGGCTTTCCGTCTGCGCCAAATAGTTTATCTCCTACTTTAATGTCTTTGACTTGACAAAAACCATTTGGAGTAGGAAGAACTGTTTCATTATCAAGAGCCTTTCCAAGACCCGTTACAGCAGACCGCAGATATACTTTCTTCAATCTTGCTCCTCTCGTTATTGTGTTAATAAGAGGCCCATAAAGCGGATACCCGTATTCAGGATTCTTCTTTAAATCTTCAAGAAAATTATCTATATCCGCGCCTGCTTGAACAGTATTATCCGCGCCACATTCCGCATATTTCTGACGAATATCTTCAATTCTATCATTAATGATATCCGCAATTTCTTCAAGAGAAGTACTATCTAACCAATCTTCTTGAGACTGCTTCTTCTTTATATTTAGAACATCGTCTGGATTATATAACCAAGAGACATCCATTCCAATCTTTTGATAACTGCGGAAGAGGGTCATCTTTTTCATCCTCTGATAATAATAATCAAAAGTTGAAAGTTGGGTGATTTCCGCCAGCCTCTGTAAATATTCTCTTCCTTTGTTTGCATTATATATTCCATAAGCCTTTGGTCTTTGTTCTATATAATGCTCTATTGAAGTAATATCTATTTTTTCTCCACCCAAAAGATGAATATTATAGATAGAGCCAAAGAGAATCTTATGAAATTCTTCTGTAAAATCATCTTCTGAAAAAACATATTTATCATTATCCAAAAGAGAATTATCTATAAAGACCCCTCCAATAACTTGCATAATAGAGGGTATATCAACATATCTTATCATATTATTCTCCTATATCAAAAAATTTTAGTGGTTTAGTATAAGATACGATTGAAGTTTCAATCATATCTGTTTCATAATCTGCTTTTGCTTTTGTCTTATTTGCTTTATTTATAAGAAAAACATTTTTATAATATTCTTTCGCATTTTCATAATATTTTTCTACTAAAAACAAATTGTTTAATTTTTCGGGAAGCGGCTGTCGGATAATTTCATACACATAATAAAATGTTTTTGTTAAACTGTTAATTGAGTATCCCGCTTTTTCAAGTCTTTTATATTCTTTTGTTATCATTGCCCAATCAACTTCACAGCGACCTTTACAAGTTTCATTAATGCAATCAAAAAAAATACGCTTCTCATCTACATCTTGCTCTTTATTTTGCTGTAATTGATAAATACCGTTCTTTGTAGATTCCGTATTCTGTCTATTGCCACATTCTTCATGAGCATATCGTCTACCAATTTTTATAAAAGCTATTTTATCTGCATCGAAATGTTCTCCGCAGTACAGACATTTAACCATGTGAGCCATTATATCAACTCCATTCTTTTTCCTATTAATATTATAACATATTTTATATAAAAAGTCAAGCGGACAAAATGCCCGCTTGAAAAGTTATAAACCTATTTTTAATTTTGAACTTACGATAGAGTTCGCCCCAAGCAGTTAATTTATTTCCTGCAAGTCTGTATTAATAAGGAATAGCTGTTCGCCCTGTTCTCTTGATGTCTGTGAAATCTTTTTACCCTTACCAAGATAACGCTCAACTATCTGAGTTATACGGGGAGCAATATTCTCCTTAAAGTCATTTTCGTCATGACCCTGAGTGAGTTCTTCAATCTTCTTATTAATAGAAGTCTTGAGTTCGTCATAATTATATTCTGTCTTTATAACAGAGGATTCTCTTGACTCCGTAACATACTTGTTACCTCTCTCTTCTGCTTCTCTGTCAATAGCAGTATTCAATGCGGCAACCAGTGCATCGTAAGTTCCGTCTACTTCAGCAGGAATGTACTTAAAGCGGCCTCCGCACGTCACGGAGCCATCCTGAGAACGAAGCATGAGCTTTACCGCTGTCTGTCCGTTCTCAATCTTTGTATACATTCTTGCATATATATCAACCATATTTTCTATGATTGCATTATAAGTATTTGTAATAGCAGGTCTTATAACCGAATACTCTGTTCCATCCTGCTTTTTAAATGTTCCTTCCTTTTCATGAGAAATGAACATTACTGCATAGCCAAGCTGAGCCATCTGACGGAAGGGGTCTTCAAACTCCTTCTTTAGTATGTTCCAGCCTTGGCCGTAAGCTCCCACCGCGGCTATACTGTCAGCCTCGTATTGTGAGCAAACATACTTTTCACAGCAGGCTGCCGCCTGGTCTACGGTATCTATTATTAGAGTTTTGAACTTTTCTCTTACTTCTGGCTTCTTGAGTTCACGAAGAACCATCTTTACTTCTGCCCATGAAGTAACATCTTGGGCGATAATTCCGGGGATGGCATTGTAGCCTTTCTCGAAAGCAAGGAGGAGGGGAGATGGCATCTGCGAACCAAGTGTTGTCTTTCCAACCTTAGGCGCACCATACACGTAAGTTATGTATCCAGAGAGATCTCTGGATACTTTATGAGGCT